TTAACAAAATTTCCAATATATTTTTATCTCGCTTTCGTAAATAATAATTTTTTTTATAAGCGAGTTTATAAACATTCTTTTTTCCTCCATACTACCATTTTTAAAAACATCCGATGCGTTTATAAGGATATCTCGAGCTTCATCTAAAGTTATATCTGGTTCTTTCCCAGTTAACTCTTTAATTTCATTTGACAAATTTTCCTTTTCCTTTTGGAGTAATTCTATTCTTGCTGATATATCTTGAAGTGGCATAAAATCAAGCTGATATAAATCCATGAGCTTTGATACCTGTTTATCAATTTCTTTAATTCTCTTGTTCAATATTTCTATTTTATCCTCTGGAACTGCTCTATTCTCATTATATATTTTCTCTATAGCCTCTCGATCAAAGGATAATTTAAGTATTTCATTAATTATAATATTATCTAAGTCTTCCATTTTGTAATTTGGGTTTTTACACCCTTTCATTTTACTCATATGACCATGGCCGTCACGAGAATAACATATATAATAACGAGTAGTTTTACCATTTTTTCTCACTACACTATGTGTAAAGTATCTTGCCCCGCAATTTCCGCAGAACATAAGGCCGCTTAATAGGTGTTTACCGCGATATGGCGATTTTTGCTGATGCCCCATTTTTCTTTTAACTTCTTCATATCTAATTTGTGCCAGTCTAAACGTTTCTTCGTCAATTATTGGCTGATGTCTACCGTCATAAACTTTGCCTTTATATCTCAATTTGCCTATATATGTTGGATTACTTATTATTTTGGCTATAGTATGAGCATTATTCCAACTAGAGTATTTATTGGTATATTTTTGTTTCATTATTTTTTGTATACTGCAAAAAGTATGTCCTTTTATAAACAAACCAAATATTTCTTTTATTTGCATAGCTTCGTACTCATCAATTACTAGTTCTCCATTCTTGAAATAATACCCTATAGGAACACCAGAGCCACCTCTCCAATACCCTTCTTTTGCACGTCCTATATTACCCATAGCCATGCGTTCTTTTATTTGCTCCCTCTCTAATTGTGCAAACACAGACAATATTCCGATCATAGCTTTACCTAAAGGGGTTGATGTATCAAAATTTTCGCTCATAGAAACAAACTCGACCTTATTTTTTAAGAAAACATCTTCGATAAGGTAAAGCGTATCTTTTTGGCTTCGTGATAACCTATCTAATTTATAAACAACAACAATATCTATATTACCTGTTTCTACATCATTAATTAGAGACTTTAATGCTGGACGGTCTGTGTTAGCTCCGCTGTAACCAGGATCGGTATATGTTCTAACTATAGTCCATTCTTTAGCTTCGCAGTATTTTTCAAGCCTCGAAATTTGCTCGGAAATTGAATGTCCTTGTTCGGCTTGTTCAAGAGTTGATACTCTAACATATATTGCAGCACGCACTAGTATCATCCTTTCTTATTGATTATGGGCGATATGTTCTATTATATCAACATCATAGGCATAAAAATCATCGCCTAATATATGTTTTAATTCATGGAGATAGCATAATTTTTGCTGTTCATAACTTAATCGACTATTTAATATAATTGTATATGATCCATCAAGATTTATGGTGGTTAAAGCCTTTGTTTTGATTGGAAGATTCATCATTTGTACATTAATATCAATCATGATATATCCCCTTTCTTTTGTATAAAAGGTTAATCAAGATGATTTTCTTTTGCCTTTAGTCTTTTTATCAAATCTGCTACATATAATAAATCTTCGGGTTTGGCATCCCTGCTGGCATCAAACAAAATCCTTAACGCAGGATTTTCGTAAATTTCTTGGGCTATTTTTCTGGTTTCTTCATTTATATAATAACCTTGCGTTTGGCTATCTGTTTTATCATCAATTAAATCTGATTTTTTGATTCCGAAATAATCTGCTAGTTTTTGTATTTTATCCATTCTAGGAATCTTTGCCCCAGTACACCAACTATTGAACGTAGATAAACTAATACCGAGAGTGTCTGCGACTTCTTTTTGCGACTTCCTATTTAATTGCAGGAAATAATTTAAATTTCTGCTAAAAATGGCTTTTTGAATATCGTTAGACATTTTAAGTGTACCTCCTTGTAAAATTCTGTTTTTAATTATACACTTAAAGTATAAAATTTGCAACAATAAAATAAAAAATTTACTTTAAGGGTATTGACAATACACTTTAAGTGTATTATAATCAAGATGTAGATACAAATATTACAAATATATACAATATATTGAAAGGATGGTGTTTATGAACGAATGTAAAGTTCCGGATATTAAAATTAGTCTTGTTGCTGCCAGAATAAACGCAGGGCTTACACAGGAAGAGGTAGCAAAAAAATTAAGTATTAACAAAAAGACTGTGGCTAATTGGGAAAGCGGCAAGACAATACCCGATATTAATCAATTTCGTAAGTTGTGTGCTCTCTATAATATGCCTGGAGATTATATTTTTGTACCAGAAAAATCCACTAAAAGTGTATTTTGAAGTTAATTAATTTAATTGATATACACTAAAAGGAGAATGAGCATGAGAGAATCGATTAAACCAAAAATTATACATATCATGAGCGACGGAACAGTTAGGCCAGACATTAAGGACATGGTTATACCTGCAAGCGGAGAAATGATGTCAGCATATTTAATTTTGGCAAATATCAAAAGAAAGGTTGGTGCCAATGAACGAGTTGCAAGTTAAAACTGAATTAACTCCCATTGAAATCGCTTTAGGAATTGATGAACAAGGGAGAACTACAGCGAGAAAATTATACGAATTTTTAGGTTTGGCAAAAAGCCAATTCTCCAGATGGTGCAGGACTAACATTCTCGACAACGAATTTGCAGAGGAAGGAATAGACTATGAGGGGTTCGACATCAATGTCGAGGGTAATATAGTAAAAGATTATAGATTGTCCGCATCATTTGCTAAAAAGTTATCTATGACAGCTAAAAACGAGAGGGGAGAGCAAGCAAGAGAATACTTTGTTAGGGCAGAGGAAAAATTAAAAGGTTTTGCAATCCAAATATCCAAACTTCCGCCAGAAATGCAAATGTTCAAGGCTCTCTTTGATCAACAGGCAAAGCAGTATTTAGAACTGCAACAATTAAAAGAAGATAATCAAAAATTAAAAGAGGATAATCAAAAGATTGCGGAAAAGATTGAATCAATAAGAGACGTAATTTCTCTTGATACAACATCATGGAGAGATGATACAAGTGCGATCTTAAAAAGAATCGGAATGAAATATGGTGGCGGCGAGGCATATAGCCAGGCTAGAGTTGAAAGCTACGAACTTTTAAATAAGAGAATGGGGGTGGACTTGCATACAAGATTAAATAACAAAAAGAAACGCATGGCTGAAATGGGTATACCTAAATCCAAGATAGACAAGCTTACATATGTAGACATAATTGCAGAAGATAAAAAGTTAATTGAGGGATACACGGCGATAGTTAAAGAAATGGCTATTAAATATGGAGTTACTTAATAAACAAGGAGGTTTGTATTTATTTCCCGGCGTGTGATGTTTAATGACGGTGAAATATCAATGACGGCAGACTATGTCCTGGATATTCTACCGAGGGAAAATTAATCAACAATCATTCTTGTAACGTCAGTTAATTTATGTTGCCAATATTGTCGTTTTACTCCTTAAATATCGAAACAATCAATGAAGCAATAGCTACTAATAAAGATATCCATGATTGAAGCTTAGCAGTAAATACATCTCTTTTGAGTTTTTTTATAGCTTTTTCGCTATGTGCCTCCATAAATGCTAATCCATCTCGAGTAATACGGACATTGCCAGTAGTGTCCATATGTAATTTACCGTCGCCATCGCACCATACTTCAATGTTAGTCAAATACTTATTTTCTATGCAATATGCAATGACATCTAATGTATCGTCGCGGAAATCATCTTCCAAGAGCAATGAATCTATGTCTTTACCACAAACAATATCATGTAACAAATCATTTACGGCATTATTAAATTCAATAAGGTTTTTAAACATATAATCACCCATAAAGATTATACCACATTATAACAAAATATACCATATAGGAGGGTCGAACATTGGCAAATAAATTAAAACACCGACAAAGAAGCCGGAGAAGCCACAGAAAGTACATACCGCAATTCCCGCAATCATTTAGCAGAAAACTGCTAAAAGAATCTTTTAAACGCAACAATATATCTTTTAGCGATTGGGTTGCGACTATGTTTGCATTATTCAGAGGCCACAATAACAGAAAAGGTAAATAAGGAGGGAAAAGCCATTAAATACATAAAACGATTACTTGCCATCATCGGAATATTTGGTGGAATAGCCGGGATAGTCTTCCTGACTGGCACAGCTTCAAACGGGGCAATCCCGGAATGGGTGTTTTACACCGGGCTTATAATAGCCTGCATAATTGAATATCCATGTATCCGGTACATAGACAGATATTTTGACGGACAAGCCTGGACAGACACAAATAAAAAGAGCCCAGGAGCTGGCACTCCATAAAGGCTCAAAAATAATATATATCATATTTATTTTATCATGGTCTTTTAATCAGGTCAATTAAGGAGGGGAAAAATGATTATTTATATAGCCGGACCTATTACAGGCGTAATTGATTATAAAAGAAAATTTGAGGCAGCAGAAAAGATGCTTATCAATATGGGGCATATAGCAATAAACCCAGCTTATTTGCCAAGTGGTTTAAAAGATTATATGCCTATATGCAAAGCCATGATAGACCAGGCGGATGCTGTTTATTTTCTGACAGGATGGCAACAGAGTAAAGGTGCTAAAGAAGAATATGAATATGCACAGAAGAAAAAGAAATCCATGTATTTTGAGGAAGATTTTATAAAAGGAAACCATGATATACCCCTTAAAAACACCCCTGATTTTATCAAAAAGTATTTGAGCTATAAAAACAGCACAAAACCCTTAATAATCTAGGGCTTAAACAGATAAAAGTCAATGCAATATAATATCAAGGTTATCTTGCATGGCGTTCTTGCAATAGAAGGTGATCGCAGATGCTTACAAAAGCATTATTAGTTAATCAGGTAGAAGAATTTCTGACCGAACTTAAATATAACGAGAAAGCTGACAACACAATAAAAAAGTATGCCGGTAATCTAAACTGTTTTTTCAACTGGCTTGATGATGAAACTGAGATTACAAAAGATTTAATGCTTAATTTTAAAAAGCATCTAATAGATAGTGGTTTTGAAACAAGCACTATAAACAGCTATATTGTAACGGTTAATAAATATTTGAAATGGCTCGGTTATAAAGAATTGGTGGTAAAACAACTAAAACAGCAAAGAAAAAACAGTTTAGAGGATGTTTTAAATGTAAAGGAATATAAAAGACTTTTACGCTTTGCAAAGGCAGCAGGAAAAATAAAGATTTATTACATCATGAAGGTGTTTGCCATGACCGGCATAAGGGTTTCAGAATTAAAGTATATTACGGTTGAAAATCTAAAGTCTAATTACATAAAAGTAACAAACAAAGGAAAAGAGAGAGAGATTATCATAAGGCAAGACCTTTTAAGAGAATTAAGAAAATATTGCAGAGAGAACGGTATTTATTCAGGATATATTTTCCCTGGAAAAGTAAAAGGAAAACTTATAAGCGAATCTACTATCTGGCGAAACATGAGAAAAATCGGAGGACAAGCCAGGGTTAAATTATCAAAAATTCATGCTCATTCATTCAGACACCTATTTGCAAAAATGTACCTGCAAGAGTACCCAAACAATATAACAGAGTTGGCAGATATTTTAGGCCACAATTCCCTTGAAACTACGAGAATTTATACAAGGAGTACTTCTCAAGAAAAACGTGAAAAGCTCGAAAAGATTAAGTATTAAAGTTCAATTAAGGAGGTAAGTATGAACGAAAAACTTAGAAATTTAATAATAGATGCTTATTACAATTGTTACAATGCTGCGGAAGTTGCGGAATTATACGCGCAAATACTGCATGTAAATCAACAGCTTATGGAAGAGTACATGGATAGATTAACTCAAAACGACATCAAGTAAATACACGGTAGTACGCTGACGCGTTGCATCAGTATAAAATATCACAGCCATACCATGACCTAACCGGGGCAGACAAATTGCCCCGGAGAAAGGAGGGTTTTTAAAATAATGGCCGAGGTAAAAAAATATTACTGGCTTAAATTAAAAAAAGATTTTTTTAAACGACATGATATTCGCATCATAGAGGATATGCCAAACGGTAAAGATTACATACTATTCTATCTCAAGCTTCTTGTCGAGAGCATTTCTCACGAAGGAAGATTAAGATTTTCCGACACAATACCATACAACGAACAGATGCTGTCAACAATCACAAATACCAACATTGACATCGTCCGCGCAGCAATGAAAGTCTTTTGCCAATTACAGCTTGTAGAAATCCTAGATGATGAAACCATCTATATGACTGAAGTAAAAAATATGATTGGTTGCGAAACCGAATGGGCAGAGAAAAAGAGATTATACCGGCAAAAGCAATTACTCTTAGTGGACAGTAAGAGGACAGACAAAGGACAATGTCTGGACGTTGTCCGACAAGAGAAAGAGATAGAGAAAGAGAAAGATATAGATATAGATAATAAAGAGAGTAGCAACAAACCTATACGGTTTGTACCTCCCTCTTTGGAAGAGGTACAAGCCTATTGTAAAGAACGGAATAATAATGTAGACCCGGAACAGTTTATCAACTTTTACGAGGCAAAGGGCTGGATGGTTGGTAAAAACAAAATGAAAGACTGGAAAGCTGCAGTAAGGACATGGGAAAGGCGAGATAAAGAAGAAAAGCAGCAAATCAATTCTAAGGCATCCAATAAGTTTAATACATTTCCACAACGACAGTACACTTCGACGCACATTTCCGAACTTGAGCGCAAACTTATCAATAAAGGGTTGTAAAGGAGGGGAGAGATTGAAAGGCATTAGTAATATATACGATGTGTACGACACGATTGAGAATAAATACCTACTACAAGGGGTAAGTGCCAAGGAAACAGAGAAGATAACTGGATTACCACGGAATCAAGTTTCACGATATGCAATCGACGGAATTTTGTATAAAGATAGGTACCGGATTGTAAACAAAGATGATCAAAAACTTATGGAAGAGTGGAATCGAGTACGTATTATTATAAATCCCAAAGCTAAAAGATAAAAAACAAACGGCTTTTTTAGGCTACATATATCAAATAAACATTGCGAGATATTTAAGTTTCCATTCTTATCTAAGATTTACAAGGAGGAATAAATAATGGGAATAAAGAATACATTAGGTGACTTAAACAATTATCTGTTTGAACAGCTTGAACGGTTAAATGATGAAGATTTAAAAGGTGAAGCTTTAGAAGAAGAAATTAAAAGGGCAAAAGCTATTAATGATGTTGCCACAAATATTATTATGAACGGAAATTTAATTTTACAAGCTCAAAAGTTCGCTGATTCAAAACTTGATGCAGACAGGAAACTTCCAAGATTACTGGAGGGCTGATATGGCTAAAAAGTATTCAGAAGAAATAAAAGAATTTATAAAAAAGAATGCCCCTGGAACTCCAGTAAGAACATTGATTGAATTAACTAATAATGAGTTCAGGACAAATTTTACATATACCAAAATGAAATCATTTCTGAAAAACCATAACATAAAAACAGGCACAACAAAAGGCAATCCTAAAGGATATTCCAGGATTTATACGCAGGAAATTAAACAATTTATTTTAGATAACTATAAAGGGGTTGGACCTAAGGAAATGACAGAATTGATAAACAAAACTTTCGGCACAAGTTATACTGTAGGACAATTAAAAAGTTACTATAGTAGAAATAAACTTAATAGTGGCATAACTGGATATTTTGAGCAAGGACATACTCCATGGAATAAAGGAAGAAAAGGAGAATATTACAAAGGCTGTGAAAAAACATGGTTCAGTAAAGGTCACATTCCAGCAAATTATCGACCTGTAGGGTCCGAGAGAATAACCAAAGACGGATATACGGAAGTAAAAGTTGCTGATCCAAATAAATGGAGACTAAAACATAACATTATATGGGAACAGCATAATGGACCTATACCTAAAGGCCATGTTGTTATTTTCGGAGACGGCGATAAGACCAATTTTAATATTAACAACTTAATATTAGTGTCTCGAGCTCAACTCGCAAGATTAAATCAAAACAGGCTAATACAAAATGATGCAGACTTAACAAGGACAGGAATAATTATTGCTGATTTAATTTCCAAAATTGCAGAAAAGAGCAGACATAATAAAGATATGAAAACACGGAGGTATCGGAATGAGCAAAGCAATACTCGAATTAAATAAAATGCCAAATCTTTGTGAGGAGTGTTTGTTTTATAAGATTACCGGTATATGCGATATATTATCAAGCAAAAACCACTATATGCCAGTATATACGCCACCAAAAAATAGCAGGCATCCAGATTGTCCGTTAAAAGAAATTAATAGTTTGACTGCAGGCTTTACAGTGATTGACAATACAACTGGAGAATATCCAGACACAGAGAAAATAGCACTTACAGAGGATTGGGCTAATAAACTCATATACTGCGATATATACGGCTTTGCACTGCTTGAGGACGGACATATGTTATTGGTCGATGATTGTGGTAATGCGGTGCATTGTCCTCCTGATAGGTTCAAGGTTATACCTATCCAATCAACCATAGACCTTGAAAAACGTTAAAGACAAGACGTACAGGAATAATACAGCCAAAAGCGTTATACTCACAGTCAAATATTATAGCGCCGTAATTATCCTTATAAGCATTGACTCTACTAATTTTATAGCGATAACGCATTCCGTTTAATTCAACACCAAATGCAACCGGTCTAAATTCAGCTAATACATTATATACAACTGCAACACAGACTGGTTGGCCGGGACGTAAAATATTCGATTTTCGAGATGGACGGTATCCGAAAACAGGCATAATAACACCTCTATAAATATTTATTCAGGGAATCTAATTATAGAACAGATGTTTGGTTTTATCAATGGAAAATTTTGCTGAGTAATCAGGGAAAGGAGTAAGTATGAAAGTTAAAGAGTTAAAAGAAATCCTTGATGGAGTGAATGATGATGCAGAAGTATTTACCGGGAAAGAAATGGATTGTAACATGTTTAATGTTGTAGCATACGAATATCCCGATGGTGACAAGTCAGAATGGGGTTTTATAAATTTGGTGCACGATTAATTTATCATATCTACAGGAGTTGCGCCCCAACATTAATGAGGATCGGAATTAATCTTGAAAAAGCATTATTAGAAAAGCACGAATATAATAAAACCCGGCCTTACAGACATGGCGGGAAGGTAATGTAGAAAGGGGATAGAAGATGGAAAGATTAACAGACAGATTCGATAATGGCGATGTTGGAGTTGTCCGCATTTTTGACAAAGATGATTTAATATATGTACCTGATTACATAGATGATGCTATAGTTAGCGCAAGTATACAGGAGGCTATAGACAAACTTGCTGAATATGAGGACACCGGATTGACACCGGAAGAAATTATAGAACACGAAGAAATGTTCAAATCTTATCGCCATGTTTGTGGCGGGATGTCGCCAGAAGAAGTGGCATCCCTAAAAGAACAACGAGATTTTTGGCGAAACGAGGCTCGGAAATGGGCATCGATGTTGGGAGAAATAAAGATGGCTGAGGCGCAAGGGTTAATAACAAGATACCAATGTAAAATTGGAGATATGGTTTATGAGGTAAACAAAAATACAAACACTATTTCCGGCTATATAATAACTGGAATAAATACATACGAATACGGGCATAAAAATGTTTTCTACAAATGGGAGTTGATAGAAGGGATTTCTACCGGGAAGGAAGGATTTTATGCAAAGGAATTGGGAAAAACGGTATTCCTTACAAAAGAAGAAGCTGAAGCTATGAAAGGCAGTGGAAATTATGTGGGCGACAACAACTGATCTGTCAAAACTAACGCTGAACGATATGCGGCGAGAGGTCATGCAAAAAGTTAAATTCGGAGATGAAATAACAGTTGATATACCTTTTGAGGATGGAACGAGGAAAGTAAGAATAGTTGCCTTTTATGAAAATCATATATTATGCCGCAACGAATTTGGTTATATGACATCAATACTTTATTACGATTTATGGACAAGACTGCATCCAAAGCATACCAATGTGAAAATCCCGGACCGTTTTAGAGGGGTGATAACTTGACAGAGAATGAGAAAAAGAAAGAATACTTTAACAACTATAAAAAACTATGCAATAAACTAAAATCATTGGAAGATCAGTTACAGTCTTTACGGGAAACGGAAGAATCAGCTAAGATACCTTCTATATCGGACATGCCTAAGGCACATAAGCAGACAGATTTATCAGACATTATGGTGAAAATTGAAGCTGTATATACAAAAATAGTTAGACTAAGGGCAGAATGCATTAAACGAAAGTTAGAGATAGAAGATAGAATAGCTGATATGCAAGATGGCGTTGAAGCAGATATTCTACGAAAACGGTACTTAGAGTTCAAGCCATGGGAGCAGATATGCATTGAAATAGGATACAGCTGGATGCAGACACATAGGCTACATAGTAAGGCTTTGAGTAATTTTAACTTAAACAAAAAGTTATGAAAGCAAACAGTCTTAAATAAAAAAATAAACTGAAAATATAACATGATATATTATGATACACAAGGATATGCTAAAGTATAACAAGGAAGGTTATAAAATGGTTGACTTTCTGTCGGCCAGTCAGTGTCTTAACTGATTGGCCGTTTTATGTTTTGTTAACTATTGGCTGAACTAATAGATTTCATTTTGAAGATAAATAATATGTCATGTAAATTTTAAATAGATTATCATTGCAGTATAATTTTGGTTTATGTATAATTATGATAAGTAAAATATATCATGAATATACATAAGAGGCGTTTTATGGTAACTATAAATTTTCCTCAGGTAATTAAAACATGTAATGAAGGCTATGGTTATACATTACTAGCAGAATGTATAAAACCATTACTAGAAGCACCACCAGGGGAAATTGTTTTTTTAGATTTTTCAAATTTATTTTGGTTAGATGCAAATTTATTACCAATTATTGGTGCGTGTTTCGAACATAGAAAGTCAGATCTTATCATAAAGTTTCGAGAAAAGCAAATTAGGGATTCTATTAAAAGAATATGGGGTAAAAACGGGTTTGGAAAATATTTTGGAATAGATTATGTAGATGACGAGTATAATAGTGTAATAGCTTATAAAGTTTTTAAAGGTACTGATGGGAAAAAATTTGGTAAATATATTGATGAAGTACTATTAACTAAGAGTGGTTTAGCAGATATGTCAGATGTATTAAAAAAAAAGATAAGCACTAATATACAGGAAATATTCGGTAATGCACCAATGCATGGACAGTGTGATAAAGTAATATCTTGCGGACAAATATATTTTTCTACCAATCAATTAATTTTTACTATTGTTAATTTGGGAAAAACAATAAAAAGAAACGTAATTGATTTTTTTTCCACGTATTTAAAGAAAGAACCGCCTAAACATGGTATTGAATGGGCTGTTATAGAAGATCATTCAACTAAACCATTAATAAATGGTAAATGTGGAGGAAAAGGTTTAGCATTTCTTAATGAGTTTATTACTAAAAATAAAGGAGAAATTCATATTTGTTCTGGTAATGAATATTGGCAGACAGGAAAGAAAGGAGAACGAGCCAGTAATATTTATTCATATTTCCCTGGTACTATAGTTACTATAGTTATTAATTTAGATGATCAATATCCATATGCTACGACTGATGAAAATGAAGACGATGATATTTTTAATATTTTTTGAAGGGAGAGTGGATATGGTTTATATAATGGTATTTAATATTACAGGTGAAAGAGCTGTACTAGACTCTGATGGGGATATTATTTTTGATAAAATAGTTAAAGCTTTTGAAAAAAATGAAGATGTTACATTAGACTTTAAAGGTGTAAATACTATTTTGTCTATATTTATGAATTCTGCAATAGGTCATCTATATAGTAAATATACAAGTGATTATTTAAGCAAACATTTAATTATTAAAAACATGTCCAAAGAGGATTTACTAACACTTAAGAGAGTTAATGAGAGAGCAAAGCAGTTTTATTCACAGCAAAGCGATATGTCTGAATTTTTAAGGGAGGACGTGTTTAATGAGCAAAAGAATAATTAATGCAGCTAACTATACTCCTACAAGCAATGATAGATTATTCTTTGATTGCAATGTTATGATGTATATTTTTTATACAGCAGGTTCATATTCAAATAATGATATAAGAATATATACTAATATTTTTAATAATGCTATAAGGAACAAAGCTTCTATATTTATACCATCAATATTTATATCTGAGTTTGTTAATTCATACATACAAGCAGAATATAAAAGATATATAAGAATTAATCAGCTGGATAAGGAGACATTTAAATTTAAATATGATTATCGACAAACAGATGATTATAAAGATACAATACAAGATGTATCAAACATAATTAATAATCAACTATTAATTATTGGACATAAACTTGACGATATTTTTTCAGAAATTGATATATCTAATATTTTTAATAATGAGCAAACATTTGATTTTAATGATCGGTATTATATCGAATTAGCAAAGAAGAATAATTTAAAAATAATTACAAATGATTCAGATTTTTACATAGACGAAAATGTCGATATAATAACATATAACAGAAAGTTATTATACAAAAAGTAAAGTTAATATGCTTAAAAGAAAAGTAAAGTATCATTAGAGATGTTTTATCACAATAAAAAGGTAACCCAAGTTGTCTAATCTCTATATAATTTATCAAGTATTATACCGAAAGAACACGATTTCTTTATAAAGTGTTGAAGATTTACTTTATAAAATCATTGTATAGCAATGCGTCATATATTTAGGGATATAGGCACCCAAAAGGGTGCTTTTATTATATTTTAAAACGGTGATGCTATGACACAGGAGAAATGTGGTAAATGGATCCGGCGGCTTATAGATGAAGGCAGATTACATGAATTTTATGTATCTAAGGAATGGCGCAAACTAAGGAAAAAGATATTAAAGAAGTATAAGAAAGATGGATGTTTAGACTGTAAGATAAAAGGATATTATACCAAAGCAACTCATGTACACCATGTACAGTATGTAAAAAATCATCCGGAATTAGCATTGAGCGAGACTTACATATATCAGGGAAAGGAGTATCAAAACCTTATTCCTTTGTGTCACAATTGTCATGAGGCTAGGCATGACCACAGACAGAAAGAAAAGAAGGAGCCGTTGACACCAGAGAGGTGGTAATCATGTATGCAATTATAAATAAAAAGACAAATATGTATGTAAGCGGAACAGATTACAGTCAATGCAATCCAAAAGATAATACATATAAACAAATAACATCAACTGAAAGAGCATTAACATACTACACAAAAGCACAAGCAGAATTAGATATGCTTCGCAGGCGCATGTCTGATGAGTATGAAGTAGTAAGAGTTAAGTTGATTACTGTTGGGAAGGAAAGGTAACCTTTGGTAATACCCCCGGTCGAAAAAATTAAAGTTTTAAACCAAAGCCCGTTACTCGGCCATGGGGTAGACAAAACAGAAATTTTGAAATTCTCACATGAGGGGAGGGGTGGTAAATGGCAAAAAGAATTAAAAAATCGGAAATAAAGCAAGATTTACTTGATCAGTTGGAGCGCAACGGTACAGTTGGCCAGTATTATATTGATTTGGTTAATGACTATATGGAACTTTGGGATACCAAAAAGAAATTGATAGCCGACATTAAGGACCGGGGCGTTACCGTTAAATGGCAGAACGGCGCAAATCAATGGGGTCATAAAAAGAATGACAGCGTTGATATGCTGGTAAAAGTAAATCAGCAAATGATAAAGCTTTTGGCCGCCCTAGGTCTGAAGCCATCTCAGGATGGTGATCCGGATGACGGCGACGATGAAATGTAGACAAAAAGATTACCACCCTTATATTGACCAATATATAGATTATTGCCGGTCCGGTAAAAACATAGTCGGTAAAGATATATTGTTGGCCTGTGACTATATCGAATACAAGCTCAATAACCCGGATGTGTTTATAGATGCCGAGAAAATTGATAAAGCTGTGGAATTAATAGAGAGATACTTTGAGGTATCTCTTTTTGATTGGGAATTATTTGTTTTGGCTTTAATCCATTGTTATTACAAGTCAGATGATACAGTTGTTTTCTCTACATTCTTTATTATGATGGGCAGGGGAAACGGTAAAAATGGCTTTATTTCCCCTATAGCATGGTATTTAACAACACATTATCACGGCGTAACAGGGTATAACATAGATATAGTTGCAAATGCAGAGGATCAGGCAAAGACAAGCTTTGAAGATATATATGATGTGCTTGAAAGAACATGGGCAAAATCAAAAAAGTTTTTCTATAAAAGCAAGGAACTCATAAAAAACCTAAAAACAAAGTCCTATATCAAATTCAACACATCCAATGCAAAGACAAAGGATAGTAAGCGTACAGGTTGCCTGATATTTGATGAAGTACATCAGTATGAAAGTTATGACCAAATTAAAGTATTTACATCAAGCTTTGGAAAACGCAAACATTCCAGAGCTTTTTATATAACAACAAACGGAAATGTCCGAGAGGGCGTTTTAGATGATATGATTGCTATTGCCGAAGATATTCTAAACGGCACGATAAAAGAATTGCGATGGTTGCCTCTTTTATACCGAGTAGACGATGAAAAAGAAGTATTAAATCCAGAAATGTGGCATAAGGCAAATCCGTCTTTAAAGTATTTACCGACCCTTAAAGCAGAGATGGAGCAGGAATTTATCGAAATGAAATACAAGCCTGCAATAGAGGAAGAATTTTATACCAAACGTATGAACTGGCCTAAAGGTAATCGTGAACTGCAAGTGACAGAATGGGATAACATAGCTGCCACAAATAAACCCTTACCGGATTTAACAGGTTGGAGTTGTACAGTCGGTATTGACTATGCCTCCTTGAGAGACTGGGCTGCAGTTAACCTCCATTTTCGCAAAGGCGACCTGAGATATGATTTTGGCCGGTATTGGGTATGCACACAGAACCCTGAATTATTCCGGGTAAAAGCACCATGGCAAACATGGGAACAATGTGTACCGGTTGATGATGTAGAAATAAGTCCAGAGTTGTTGACAGAATATATCACTGAGATGGCTCAAAAATATAACATAAAGAAAATAGCTATAGATAATTACCGGTATGCACTCATGAAAGATGCACTTGAAAAGATCGGTTTTGATCCAAAAGAAAGAAAAAATCTATATTTGGTTAAACCAACTGACATAATGAGAATACAGCCGGTAATAGAGAGTTGCTTTAATAAACAGCTTTTTATATGGGGAGATAATCCCGCATTAAGATGGGCGATTAATAATACTAAAAGGGTACGTGCAGGCAAAAAAACAGGTACAGATACTGGCAATTTTTATTATGCAAAAATCGAGGCAAAGAGCCGGAAAACCGACCCTTTTATGGCACTTGTGGCAAGCATGGTTATAGAAGATGAACTCGACACCGGACAAAGTACATTCTATGATTTGCCGGTGATTTTGGCATAGAAAGAAGGTGAAGTATGAATGTTTTAGAAAGGCTTAAATGGATACTCAGCGGCAAGTCGGTACCCGCAAATATAAATATAGACAATGATGATATTGCAGCAACTGTTTTTGATATTTATATTCGCGAGCTGGCATTTTGGAGTACAGTAAACATAATTGCCAATACTGTAAGCAAATGCGAGTTTAAGACGTTTTTGAACGGCAAAGAAGTGAGGCAAAGAGAATACTACCTTTGGAATATTGAGCCCAACAAAAACCAAAACTCCAGCGCATTTTTACATAAACTGATTGCTAAGCTTTACCGTAATAACGAATGCCTTGTGATAGAACAGAACGGGCAGCTTGTGGTAGCGGACAGTTTTGACCGTAAACCATATGCTTTATATGAAGATGTTTTCACACAAGTGCAGGTCGGGGATTTTACCTTTGATAAAACTTTTACACAGTCTGACGTCCTCTATTATCAGTTGAATGATAAGAATATAAGAGAACTGATAAACGGACTATATAATCAGTATGCGAAATTAATTTCTTACACCATGACAGCATATAGAAGGAGCCGAGGAATAAAAGGAATATTCAAGTATGATACTATGCCACAACCCGAAACAAGGGAAAGGCAAGTATTTGATGATCTTATCAATAAAAAAATCAAGGCTTGGCTTGAAGGTGATAATGCAGCCTTACCTTTAGGACAGGGGCAAGATTGGAAAGAACTGCAGCAAAAGACGTACCAAAGCGAAACCACAAGAGATATCCGTGCACAGATAGATGATATATTTGATTTTACATCCCGTGTGTTTGGGGTACCACCGGCATTACTCCGTGGAGATGTGCAAGATACATCAAAGGCCGTGGACCAGCTATTAACTTTCTGCATTGATCCGTTATGTGACATGTTGCAGGAGGAAATAAACCGTAAACGCAACGGATATGAGGGATTTATAAGAGGTACTTACTTAAAGATAGACACAACTTCTATTAAGCATATTGATTTGTTTGATAATGCAACTGCCATAGATAAGCTTATAGGCAGTGGTGCTTATTGTATTAATGATATTCGCAGAGCTGCAGGCCATGAAATAATTGATGAACCATGGGCATGGCAGCACTGGATAACAAAGAACTATGAAACAATACAAAATGCATTAACAGTATTAGAAGGGGGTGAAGGATACAATGAATAAATATTATGCATTACTGACCAATGGCAATGAAGCCGATGTTTATATCTTCGGTGATATAACTTCCTGGGAATGGTATGACAACGATGTATCATCCTATACCTTGTCAAAAGAACTTCAGGAACTTAGCCCAGATATTGAAACAATCAATGTTCATATCAATTCTTATGGTGGCGAGGTTGCAGAAGGCCTTGCGATTTACAACCTGCTGAAAAACCACAAAGCCAAAGTAAGGACCATTGTAGACGGATTTGCTTGTAGTATAGCATCCGTTATTTTTATGGCCGGCGATGAACGCATCATGAATAATGCGTCTATGCTGTTCATTCATAATGCTTGGACAACGGTTTCGGGTAATGCCAATGAATTGCGGAAAGAAGCCGATGACCTTGAAAAGATTACGCAGGCAGCTGTTAACGCATATATGGCACATGTCAATATCACAGAGGATAGGCTCAAAGAACTTTTGGATAATGAGAGTTGGCTATTGCCGGATGAAGCATTAGAGATGGGTTTTGCAACGTCGATTATTAGTGAAAACATAACTAATAAAGCGGCTGCCAGCGCCAGAAAGGCGCTTTTTGATTTGTTCAAAAATAAGAACAAACCGGCAAAAATTATTTCATTTAATTCCGATCTTACAGTTACAAATTTAGAAGAAATAAAAGATATAGTTAAACAGGCTCTTGAAGAAATTAATGCAAGTGCTAAGGAGCCCGATAAAGCACCAAAGCCGGAACAAAAACCGGTAGAAAATAAAACCAAAAAATTATTTGAATCATTATTTTAGAAAGGAAGGATATTTATGATTAATCTTGATACTTTACAGGCAAAAAAGGCTGATTTAGCCAACAGGATCCAGGAAGCAATTAAGAAAGATGACAAAGAGGCCTTTGCTAAATCTTTTGAGGAATATACCGATATGCTCCAGGAAGCTGTTATGGCAGAGGCAAAAGGACTTGTCAGTGCAGTTGATAATGTTATTCTTGCCGGCCGTGGCGTAAGAGTACTGACATCCGAAGAAAAACAGTACTATGCAAAAGTTATTGATGCAATGAGGTCCAGCAATCCCAAGCAGGCATTAACTGAACTTGATGATACGTTGCCCAAGACCGTTATTAATGCTGTATTCGAGGATATTACCGAAAATCATCCTCTGCTTAATGCAATTAATTTTGAAAATGCCGAGGCTTTGACAGAGTACCTGTATTCCAGCATGGATGGCAGATTTAAGGCTGTATGGGGTAAAATAACCGGCGAAATTGTACAGCAGTTATCAGCATCATTCCATAAGGTAACCTTCGGGCAAAATAAACTTTCTGCATATATTCCGGTTGCAAAAGCTATGCTTGACTTAGGCCCTGAATGGCTTGACCGTTATGTAAGGGCGATCCTTTATGAAGCAGTTGCAAACGGCCTTGAAGATGGAATTATAAATGGTCGTGGCGTTGTTGAAGGAGCATCTATCTATGAGCCGATTGGAATGAAAAAAGACCTTACAAATTACAGCACGGAAACTGGTTATGCAGATAAAACAGCAATTGCCGTATCGGATTTCGGACCTGAAAGCTACGGTAACTTACTGGCACAGTTGGCAATTGGTCCTAATGGGCTTAATAGAGCAATTTCAAATGTGCTGTTAGTAGTTAATCCAGTTGACTATCTGAAAAAAGTAATGCCGGCGACTACATATAAGACACCGCAGGGTGGATATGTAAACGACATTTTCCCGTTCCCGACAACAGTTGCACAGTCGGCATATGTTGAACAGGGCAAGGCAATCTTGGGTATTGGTGAGAGATATTTTGCTGTACTGGGTACTGGCAGAGATGGCCGAATTGAGTACGATGACAGCTATCGTTTCCTTGAAGACGAAAGAGTATATCTGATTAAACTGTACGGCTACGGCAAGCCAAAGGACAACAACAGCTTCCTGTATCTTGACATTTCAAATCTTAAAAAATATGTCCCTACCATCAAAACTGAAGTTCCGGAAGCTTAAGGTGATGCAGCATGAAGGTTAATGTAATAAAGCCTTTCCGGGATAAACATACAAAAGTCGTATACCAGAAAGGACAGGAAATCGAAGTAACCAATGAGCGGTATGAGGAAATTAACTCTACCGCTCATGGTGTTTTGGTAAAGCCTGTTGAAGTCAAGGCAAAACCAAAGGGTAAGAAATAGGTGATATCATGACAAACCTACCAGAAGGACTGCTTAAGTCCGTTAAGAACTATTTGAATATAACATGGGATGATGAGGCCGGAGATGAAAAACTCTCCGGCATTATTGCCCGTGGAATGAAATATATTGACCGCATTGCAGGGAAAGAACTGGATTATACAGTTGAGGACAAGCCAAGGGAGTTGCTATTTGAGTACTGCAGATATGTTCGTTCAAATGCACTTGAGCAATTTCAGACAAATTTTCAGCACGAATTATTGTCACTCCAAATGAGCGAGGAGGTAAAGAGGTATGAAAAAGCCAAAAACACAGACATATAACGATGGCGTCTTAGCAGTTTATAAAGTTGGCAATATAGCCGCACCTGGAAATAGACCAAAGGATGGTTTGCTACTGAAATTTGAATCTATACCGTACGAGGAAAGAACAGTTGGAGTGACAAGGTTTGTTGCTAATATGCAAGTACAAAATACCATCGAAAAGCTGTTAAGAATCCCATATGTTAACGGTGTATCTCGTGATGATGTTGTAGTCCCAATTGATGGCGAGCAATATCGGATAAAACAGGCGCAAGTTATAAAAGACGTTGAACCTAAATGCCTGGATTTATCCTTAGAAAGGGTGGCGAGCAAATATGAGTTTGGATGAGATTAAAAACCTCTTATTAACCGTTACCATTAATGTTTACCATCAATGGGCAGAAACTGATGCAGACGAATATATCGTATGGGCCGAGGACGGCGAGAGCGGTGCGGTACATGCGGACAATCGAAAGGAGATCCAAATTCTTGATGTGACAGTTGATGTATTTACCAAACATGAGTATCCGGATATTATTACAAGACTACAGAACGCTTTTAATGAAGCAAAATTGCCTTTTGAACTCTTATCAATTCAATATGAAACGGACACCGGATATACACATTATGAATACTTAGTACAAGCGGTGGTTTAATGGCTAAATTGCAATTAAGCGGGTTCGAAGAACTGGAAATGAAGTTGTCTAAACTTGCAGATCCGGAAATTTCAAAAGAAGTAGTAATGGCTGGAGCTCAACCGGTTGCTGATGAAATAAGAAAAAGCCTTGAAAGTCTTCCTGAGGATAAGTTCCGGAGGTTAAAAAAAGGTGAAGTATTTGTCGGAGTGCCTAAACAACAAAAGCAAGATTTATTAGATAGTTTAGGCATTGCACCACCTGATATTGACTACCAGGGAAACACCAATACTAAAGTAGGATTTGATGGATATGGAAGCATACCGACAAAGAAATATCCTAAAGGAATTCCTAATCCTCTTTTGGCAAGAGCCATTGAGAGCGGTTCATCGGTTAGAAAAAAGACGCCATTTATGCGCAAGGCTGCAAACAAGGCAAGAAAAACAGCCGAAGAGGAAATGCAAAAGAAATATGATGAAAAAGTAGAGAACATAATGAAAGGATGATGAAATTGGAAGCGGTAATCTTTAAGTGCAGAAGTAAGACGGAATATGATGACGGAATGGCTGATATAAATATGGAAGTTGTTCAGGGAGAAGAAAACAGCAAAGTTTTCAAACATACCCCGAACGGCTTTTTTAATTTGTCCGGGATTAAACCCGAATGTACTTCCCAGTTTAAACCGGGGAAGAATTATAAAATCACTATTTCAGAAATGGAGGGATAAAGGATGGCATATATTGGACTGGCATACCCGACGATAGCAAAATTGGATCCGGCAACAAACACCTATTCGAATGGCTTTAGAATGGGTAAAGCTGTAAGCGTTAATATAACAACAAACTATAATGAGGCCAATTTGACAGGCGACAATGTGATTGCTGAAACAGTTAAGGAGTTCAGAAACGGTACTATTGATCTTGGAATTACAACTATTCCAATTGAAGCATACAATACGGTATTTGGCCATACAGTAACTCCCGGAGAAGATGGAACTTTGATAATTGACAAAACCGACGATGTCCCTAACTATGTAGGAGTTGGTTTATTAAAAGAGGAAATGATAGACGGTGAAAAATCTTACATAGCCATGTGGATTTATAAAGTTCTCTTTACAGAAAGCGGCGAGAGTGCCACAACAAAAGGCGAGACAGTATCTTTCCAGACACCGACCATTACAGGAACTATAATGGCCCTTGACAATAAGCAATGGAGAGAAAGAAAGATATTTAAAAAAGAAGAGGACGCAATCAAATACCTTAATGAAAAGGCTAACATTCCACCGGAAGCTTAATATATGGAGGGCATGCTGTTAAGGGCTTGCCCTCTCTTTTTTAGAAAGCAGGGTGAAGCATGAGGTACTTAAAACCAAAACCGACACCAATAACTGTAAACGGGAAAGTATATAACATTTTGTATACGTTAGATGTTATTGATAGACTACAGACAGATACTCAGATGCCTATAACAGAGATTCTCGAATGGACGCAAAATGAAAGAACGAGGGAAATATCCATCAAGTTGCTGTTGAAATACTTAATCGGCATTGATGTTGATGTTATAGATAATCCGGATTATATATCTGCAATGCTTATTATAGCTTTTGCAGAACAAGCAAAACTAAAAGAAATTAAAGGTTACAATCCGCCTCCAAGTACGAAGGCGGATTTTGTTGATATCGAGAGATTTATTTACATAGGAACGGTTGTACTGGGATACCGAGAAAGTGAAGTATGGCAAATGACAATAGGCAAAATCGGAACATTACATAGGGAACACCTGAAATATATAGGTGCCATTAAAGAGGAAGAAGAGGTATCTCTGCTCAGTATATAAAGGGGTGAGGGTATGAGTACAATAGGAACCAAAATTGTATTGGAAGGCGAAAAAGAGTATAGGCAAGCGATAAACCAAGTTAATAACAGCATAAATGTTTTAAAAAGTGAATTAAAAGCTGTTTCAGCAGAATTTGAGGGTAATGCAAATTCAATAGACGCGCTTAGGGCTAAGCACGAAATATTAGTCAAGGAGCAGGCTGAGCAAGAGAAAAAAATTAAATTAATTAAAGCAGCTTTGGAAGAAGCAGCAAAGCAATATGGCGAAAATTCCAAGCAGGTACAAGACTGGCAAATAAAATTAAATAATGCAAGTGCTTATTTAATAAAGCTTAACAGAGAAATTGAAGATAACGAAAAGTACATGAAAGAAGCCGAGGAGGCTACAGATAAAACAGCAAAATCTATAGACGAGTATGGTAGACGGATAAATGATGCAGCTCAAAAGACGAGTTTATTTGGAGATATATTAAAAGCGAATCTTTTATCTAATGCAATATCCGATGGCATTCGTAAGATGGCTAATTTATTGGGAGACTCAATCGAAAAAAGCATTGAGTTAGCCTCTGACTTGGAAGAAGTTCAAAACGTAGTAGATGTCACTTTTGGCCAAAAGGCGAGTGTTATAGATAAATGGGCAGAAAGCATGGGAGAAGCTCATGGTGTATCTGTGCTTTTAAGCAAGCAGTTTGTCGGTACTATGGGAGCCATGCTTAAGTCCATGCAGTTAACAGATAAAGAAGTTATAGAGATGTCAAAAAATCTAGTTCAATTAGCAGGAGATATGGCATCTTTTTATAATTTAGATGTAGAAGAAGCATTTGCAAAAATACGAAGTGGAATTAGTGGCGAAACAGAGCCGCTTAAGCAATTGGGAATTAATCTGAATGTTGCAAACCTCGAGGCATACGCATTGGCAAATGGCATAAAGAAAGCCTACAGTGAAATGACACAAGCCGAGCAAGCAACATTAAGATATAACTACCTAATGCAAGTTACGGCAGATGCACAGGGTGATTTTGCTAGAAATATTGGTAGTTTAGCTAATCAGCAGAGAATACAAGCTTTACAACAAGAAGAAATTCTGATGAAGTTAGGAAATGCAATTATTCCGGCAGTTACTAAAGCTACGTCAAAACTGAACGAAGCCATGGACGGAATGGGAGACCAGATGGCGGAAGTAGCGGAGGTTCTATCAGAAGGTGTTGTTGATGCGTTTGTTTGGTTGATAGATAACTCTGATAAAGTTATAGCCGGCCTCAAAGGGATAGGAGCTGCAATTCTCGTTAAAAAAGCTGCTGATGGGGTTTTATATGTAGTAGAAGCGTATAAAACTCTAAAAACAGCTACAGAAGCAGCCACAGTGGCACAGACGGCATTTAATAATGCGAGCAAAGCAAATATATATATTGCTATAGCAAGTGCAATATTAGGTGCTGCAACTGCAATAGATTCGTATATTAGAAGCATGAGAAAAGCCACTGATGAAATAACAGAAATGGACGAAGAAACACGAAGATTGATTGATAGCAGCGAGCGTTTAAAAAAAGAAATCGAAAATAGGGCAAATGCGTGGGAAGAAGAACGAAGAAGCATAGAGGCAAATTACGGCGCTGCCAAAGAACTGTCTTACAGACTGTATGAATTAGCAGATAAAGAACAAAAAACCAATGCTGAAAAACAAGAAATGGTTTCATTAGTGGAACAATTAAATAAATTAATACCCGATCTTAATATTGTAATTGATGAGCAAACATGGGTGTTATCTAAGCAAAAAAATGAGGTAGAAGCTCTTATAAGCAAGTACAAAGAATATGCATTAACAAAAACCGCTGAGGACAAATACACCGATTTATTAAGATCCAGAATTGACGCTGAAATTCAATTAAATAATTTAATTAAAGAAAGAGAGCAACTGGAGCAGGAGTTAGATTATGAGAATTTAAGAGAAAAATATAGCAGATATGTGGAATTAAGAAGTAGAGCATATATTTCTCTTAGCAAAGAAGAAAAACAATTTCTTAAGGAAAATGCAAATTTAAGAGATGAATTTGTAAAAGCAAGCGATAGATTAGCTCCATATATAAATCAAATAAAGGAGCTTGAAAAAGAACTCAGTAAACTATCTGACGCAACTAAGAGTGTTGAGGAGTTCATATCTGAGTCGTTTAAATCCAGTTCTACATATTTAGATGAATTTTCGACTAAGTACAAAAAGTACCTTGATGAGCAAACACAGGCAGAAATTGGAACGCTAGAGGACAGAAAGAAAAAATTAAACAAAATATATGAAGCCGCCTCAAATGACCTTGAAAAACAGTTAAGATCTGAAGAGAGAGCTTTTACAAAATCATGGGAAAGAAGAATTAATGATGTACAAGAAGCACAGGAAAAAGAACTTAAGGCGTTAGAAAAAGCTCATAAAGAAAAACTTAAGCTCATTGACAAAGAGTATACCGAGAGAATTAAACTAGTCGATGAAGACAGGTACAGAGAATTAAAGAGGATACAAGAGCAAATAGATGCCATAGACGCGCAACAAGAAGCAGAGGACAGGGCATTAAAGGAAAGAGAAAACGCCGAAAAAAAAGCCGAAATACAGGCCCGAATAGAAACAGCAAAAACATCGGAAGAAAGATTAGAAGCTATAAGAGAGTTACAAAGATTTGAAGAACAGCTAGCTCGTGAAAGACTCAAGGAGGAACGCAAGCTTCAAAAGTCTATCCTGGAAGAGCAAAAAGAGACTATTAACAAAAGTTACGATAAAAAAATTGAGTCTATTAAAGAAGAGCAAAGAGCCGAACAAGAAAAGCTTAATGAACAATACGAAGCAGAAAAGGAAGCAATAAGAAGGCGTTATCAGTTAAGAATAGAAGCTTTAAAAGAAGAGCAAGAACTTGAACGGGATACCTTAAGAGAGAAACAAGCTGAATATCGCACGTACTTAAAGGAGCAAAAAGATCTTGCTCTACAAAATGCAGAAGAAATATACCAAGAAGATTTGGCTAAATTTAAAATGTATCAAGCCTTGAAATATAAAGAAGCTACATCAAGTGAAGAACAGATGAAAAAAGCTATCCAGGAATATGCATATAAATATCTTCCTCCGGGACAGACACGAGATACATTATTAAGATCTAATGACTTAAGCGAGATGCTTAAATATTACAATCCCACTGCTATGCTCAAGTCATCCGTTGCACAAACGACTGTTTCGATAGACTATAACATGATAGAAATTGCTATGACCAATGCTCTTAAAAAACTTAATCTTACAGTGCAGTTGGACAAACGAGCAATTGGCCAGATTGTAGACACACGAATCTACCAAAACATAAAAGGGAGGTAGACTATGAGTTATTTTATCTTTAAAGGAATATCAAGCGAAAACTTTACGAATTTAATAGTTGAAAGTCTACCTCCCATTGTTAAACCACCTATGAGGTATGAGCTAATAGAGGTAGACGGAAGCGATAAAACAAAGGTTAATGTCTTGGGATACAAAGCTTATGAAAAATCCATATCGCTTGGATTTAGAGACGGGAATATTTATGATGTTATGGAATGGCTTAATGGAAGCGGGAAATTAATCTTAAGTAATGAACCTGATAAATATTATGAAGCGTTTGTGGTAAGTCAGATTGACTATGAATCAGCCTTGAGGTTTAGAAAAGCCAATGTAACATTTTTGGTGCAGCCATATAAATATGCCGTGGATGAGGAAGAAACAGAGGCGAGAACTTTAATTAATCAGGGTAATATCGAGAGCTTACCGCTCATGACTATATTTGGGAACGGTGCCGTGGGTGTATATATTAACGGAAATAAGCAGTGCGATATAATAATTGACGGATATGTGACGTTAGATAGTGAGGAACAAGAAGCATACAAAGATAATTTAAACAACAGGAGAAACAGGGTTATGACAGGTAATTTCCCGGTTTTACAGCCAGGCGAAAATATTTTAAGCTTTACCGGAAATGTTACAAACGTCAAAACTCTTGTAAGGAGTAGATGGCTATGATAAGAGTTTTTAAGGCTAATGACACTAATTATTTTACAAATGGCGAAATGGTATTAAAGCCTATCACAGCTATCATATACAAAAATGCTGAAGAAGAATATATCGAAATTGAGTGTCCGCTGAAATATGCGGACTTTTTAGTGCAAGACAATGTTATAGTTGCGGACACTCTGGCCGGCAAGAAGGCGTATCGAATACACAACCCGGCAAAAGGCAATCCGATTACAATAAAGGCCTGGCTTATTTGGCAAGAGAAACCGTCAACACCTGCAGATAGAGGCGTGGTTATATCGTACGGGAAAAATCTGCAAAATTGCGAAGTTGATGAAGATTGGGATGATGTTGTTACAAAATTAATCCCTGTCGGGTATAAAGACATAATGCTACCTGAAGGTTATATATCGGTTCCTAATCCTTATCCGAGACTTTACGAAAAGACTCTAGAATTTGACTTATCGGAGGAATTAGAAAATGAGGTAGAGGAACTCGAAGAGATCATTAAAGACCTTGAGGGAATGGTTGCAGGTTATGAAAGTAGTGTTATAACACTGCAAGCCAAATATAACGCTTTTGATACGGCAATTAATAGTTTGGAAACAGAAAAAGCAGAGCTTAATCGTAGACTAAATGAACTTGGCGATTCAGAGGCCGAGAAAAAAGAAAAGGCAATTATAGAAGCTCAAATTCCATTAATCGAGGATGAAATAGCCAAATTAATTGGAGATAAAGAAAATACACTGGAAACATTAAATACGACAAAAAGTAATTTAGATGCCACAAAAGCAGAATTGCAATCAAAAAAAGCCTATTATGACAATCTGATTATTACTGATTTACGAAACCAAGCGACTCAATACCTTATTGCAAATCAATATCCCAAGATTAATTATAATTTGGAAGCGCATCTTGAAGGCGTTCTGGAAATCGGCGATGTTATAAAGGTAAAACATCCGGCCATGAGAGTAGATCTCCTAACGCAAGTAACAGCATATGAACTTGATTGCTTAACAATGCGGTACAGGAGAGTAGAATTTGGAACATTAAAACCTACTCTTAAAGGAACGCTGACAGAACTTGAAGAAAAGATAGAAGACAATAAGGAAATCATAAAAAAGACCGCAAATAAAATATCAAAGTATTATTCCGAGTTCAAAAGAGATAACGAAGAACTTATAAGTAAATTTATAGAAGAAATATACGGGGCGCAAGACGGTATTTTTGGGTTGATACAAAGAAATCAATCTGTTATAAGACAAACCGCATCAGAAATAAGTGCAACCGTATCAAGAATGAATTCTGATCTAAGCGAGGATATAGCCTCGCTTGTAATTCGTGCAGATCAGATACAATCGACAGTACAACATAATTTTACGACACTTGATGGTAGAATAACTCAGAATGAGTCTAAAATAACTCAAACAGCAACAGAGATCCGGAGCGAAGTTAACGCAAGATTTACAAATTACTCAACTACTCAGCAAATGAATTCCGTTATAAGCCAGACAGCATCACAAATCCGGAGTGAAGTGTCTACGGCAATAAACGGTGTAACACAAAATATATCTGTAGTTGAGCAGACAGCAAATAAAATAAATTGGCTTGTAAAAAGCGGCACATCATCATCAAATTTTACACTGACAGATAGGACAATAAGCCTGATATCACAAAGCCTAAATATAAATGCATATGTGACGTTTACAAATCTGGCAACAGCTGGCCAAACAACTATAAACGGAGGAAACATAACTACCGGAACAATAGATGCCAGTAAAGTATCTGTTACTAATCTCAATGCAAGTAATATTAAATCAGGTATTATTAATGCCGGATTGGTCACAATAATAAACTTAAACGCAAACAACATAACATCGGGTTATTTAAGCGCCGATCGTATAAGCGGAGGTATACTTGATGCGAGCAAAATAACTGTAAAAAACCTTAGTGCTGACAGCATAACATCCGGGGGCTTAGACGTGAATTATATAAGAATGGGAGATAGGGCATGCTTTGGACAGGGAAGCTATTCAAACGCTATAAGTATCGGTGGCAAAACATATCGTTGGGTTGAAATAGTAGAGATAGGAGCATCATCTTTCTGGGTAAGTTCGAACGCTATTCGTATTGGAAATAGTGTATATAACGTTATAGGATTTTTCGGAGCATCAGGCACGTCTAAAGTATCAGTAAGTACTTTGAGCACAAGCGCTACACTAAGCAATGCGATTTCAAAGATAAATGAATTAATCAATGTTCTGAAAGGTTATGGACTTATATAGGAGGTATATTATGAAGGCAGTATATGATATGGAACAAATAAAAAAAATAACAGAACATCTTGATGGATTAGTTGTAACTGGAACATTAAATTTTAAAAGGTTAGCTATTATTACAAGCGAATTAGAAAATCCGGTTGAAATAATAGAAGATAAGGAAGGCGATGTAAATGGAAATAACCAAGAAGATAATCCTAAACACGAACAACGACAAACCAAATAATAGAATAATTATAAAACAGGGATGCATAGACACTATAAGATTGATAGTTACTATAAACGATAAAGGCGGAGTTTTAGAATTGCCGGCAGGGACGACGGCAAAAATAAGGATGTTAAAACCTGATAAAAAGCAGATTTTAAATGATTGCGAAGTTGTCGGAAATAATGTGCATGTGGTAATCACACAGCAAATGCAAGCGGCAGCAGGGGAAGGAAAATGTGAGATTATTTTATTTTACTCAGGAAAAACATTTACAACTGTAACTTTCCCAATTACAATTGAGCCGAACGTCCACGACGATAGTCAAATTGAAAGCACTTCTGAATATAACGCCCTGCTTAATGCGTTAGTCCGAATCGAAGATGCTATGCCCAAGGCAGAAGAGGCATATAGAATTGCTCAGGAGGCAGAGGAAGTATTACGGGATATAACAGAAATAGAGGAGGCTATAAGTTTATTTGAGCTATACAATCCAGACAAAGAATATGTACCAGGCAATAAAGTTGCTTATGGGGGTAGTACATATGTAAACATTTCGCCTGGACAAGGCTATCCGCCAACAGACTCAAACCATTGGCTACTTATCGCCTCAAAAGGGGACAAAGGAGATAAAGGAGACAGAGGAGAGAAAGGCGATAAGGGCGATCCATTTACATATGAGGATTTTACTCCAGAGCAATTGGAGGCTTTAAAAGGCGAAAAAGGCGATAAGGGAGATAAAGGTGATAAGGGAGACAAGGGCGACAAGGGCGATCCAGGAGAGAAAGGCGATAAGGGAGACAAAGGGGATCCGGGATTTTCGCCAACAATCACAGTCAATACACATACCGCAACAGAATATAAGCTTGATATAACAACTATTGAGGGTACATTTACGACTCCAAATCTCAAAGGCGCAGATGGCATTGGCGCAGGCGATATGCTGAAATCGGTATATGACACACAAAATAAAGGTGAAGATATTTTCAAATATGCTGATACTAAATTTGATAATTTAAAAAACAACAATGTAGACGTACAATCAGGCACTGAAATAACATCTATAAAGTCGGATGACAGTGTTGCAATCTACAAAATCGAGGGTGCTACAAAAGTAACTGTTACTGACAGCACAAAGGACATAAGCCCTGACAATCCGGCTGTGATAGAACACAGCAGAAATTTTGACTTAGTGTCCGAAAATGCTGATGGTTCAGAAAAAAGTAATATTTTTATACCAATTGAGCTTGGCAAGTTGCCTAACGGCATAGCAGATATAGCGGAACATGACGGCAATAACAAAGTTAAAGTAACTCAGAGGCTGATAACAGCTACCATCAACGGAGATGGACTTACCATTTATATAGACAATACCGGAAACGATACCATAGTGTTTAGACTTATACCACAAATAGCAGCAAAACCGGTTATGAATTATAATGACCGCGAAACAGCTATTTACTGCGACAAATTTAAACCGAGGGCAACTACATATACCGGAGACCAAGAGGGGGTTATGATTAATCAAGAAGGATATATATTTATAAGAATCAAAAGATCACGGTTAAGCGAATTAACGATAGCTGGTTTCGAAGCATGGCTTGCGGTAAATCCTGTAAAAATTATATACGAGCGATTAAATCCAGCAGAATTTACAATCGATATGCCTCCTCTTAAAACTTATGCCGGAACTACGAATATATCAACAACCGCATCAGTTAAACCAATGATAACTGCGTATTTTAAAACGCAATTGTGGTACGAAGTAAATAACAAAATCGACAAATCAAATATTGCAAATAACCTAATAACTACTGAGGCCGGTCTTGTATTGGATGCTCGACAAGGCAAGGTTTTAGACGATAAAATTAATACGATAAATAATAAGTTGGCTTGGGAAGAGTGGAAAACCGCTACTTTACAAAATGGCTGGACTGGCACTATAAAATATACTAAAAACGGTTTAAACGAAGTAAAATTAGTTTTAGCTGCACTTAATCCAGGCACCGTTACAGGTTTAACAATAATAACTACTTTGCCAGTCGGATATCGCCCCGAAAGAAATGTACTAATTCAACTAGCAGACAGTAACGGGAGAACGAACGGAGCTATAATGTACCTAAACCAAAATGGTAATTTGTATTTAGCTAATGATTCAAGTTTTACAACAGCAGTTTACTACAGCGCTCAAGTACAGTTCTATGCAAGTTAAATAACTATTTAGCCTACAAAAAATATGAGAAAATTTGACATTTCTCCTTGCAAACAGAACGTATGTTTGGTATAATATGGATACAAAAAGGATAGGCTCGTGCCAGCCAAAGCAGAGAGCCTATCCTAAAAGTATCATATATGTACGAGGATATTATACCACATCCTCGTACATGTTGCAAGGAGGATGTGTATTTTTATGGAAAAATTCAAAAGAGAAGCACTTACTATTTTATCAAACTATTTAACAGATGACGATTTGAAAAGAGTGGACGAAGTATTGACTGTATTATTGACCAGGTATGAAATAACAGAAAAGACAACAGATATAGTTGTTTATAAAAATGAGATTCCGGATGAAATTAAATCATTTTTGGTAAGCAAAAGCATTAAAGGACTTACTAAATCTAGCTTATTACACTACAAAAGAACCTTGATTAATTTTGCGAATAATATATCTAAAGATGTAAAAGAAATTACAGCAAACGATATTAGGCTTTATTTGCTCAAATATGAACATGCGCATACTATAGGGAAATCGGCACTGGATGATATAAGAAGAGTACTTAATAGTTTTTATAAGTGGATGGTTCGGGAAGATATTATATTAAAAAACCCGGTAGAAAAAGTTGACCCGATTAAATGCGATAAAAAAGTTCGTCAGCCGTTAACTATGTTGGAGTTAGAGCAAATGAGAAATGCAGCTGAAACATTAAGAGAAAAAGCCTTGTTTGAAACTCTATATAGTACAGGTTGCAGAGTATCAGAAATAATTAATCTTAATAAAACAGATATTGATTTTAATACAGGCAGAGTTAAAGTTTATGGAAAAGGTAAAAAAGAGAGGTTTTGTTTTTTAAATGCCAGGTCGCAGTTGGCATTAAGAAAATATTTGTTTTCCAGGAAGGATAATTCAGAAGCTTTATTCGTTGCTGACAAACAACCATATAATCGGCTTGGTAAAGGGTCAATTGAAAAAGATATTAAAAATATTGCAATTAGGGCTGGAATCAATAGGCCGGTATTCCCGCATTTGATAAGGCATACTACAGCTACGCATATGTTGCACAATGGGGCAAGTCTTGCGGAAGTACAAGCAATTTTAGGACACGAAAGTCCTGCAACAACACAAATATATGCAAAGTTAGACCTACAAAATTTACAAACAATTCATCAAAAATGCATCATATGAAGCTCAGGCACTCGAAAGAGTGCCTTTTATAATATCAAAAAGAAAGGATGATTATATGGAAAAAATAAAATTTAATGAACATGAATACCTAATCTCTGATATCCACGAAGCAAACAGTAACTTAAGATTTACCGTTGCCGGCATTACGGATTTTGCAGATTTTAGGAGCACTTTAACAGAAGACGGTTTAAAAACTATAGAAGTTTGCACAGAGGGCGGAGCTCTATGTACCATATTTGAAGGGTACACAATTATAACAGGCCGGTTCGAAATATTCGAAAATGAAGGGGCCATGAATGTAACCGTTTATCTTGAAAAGCCGGATCCTGTTTTAGCAGAAATAGCTGCGCTGAGAGCCGAAATTGAACAACTTAAAGCAGTAAAACAGGGGGAGTAATATATGGACAGTGCAATAATTGTTGCATTAATAACTGGAGGAATGAGCCTTGCCGGTACATTGGCAGGCTCATATTTTTCACATAAAAAGAGCACAGCATTAATTACATACAGGCTTGAGCAATTAGAAAAAAAAGTAGAAGTTCACAACAGGGTTATTGAACGCACATATGAGCTTGAGAAAAGATGCGATGTATACGACGAAAAATTTAAGGTGGCAAATAATAGGATAAAAGATTTAGAAGAAAGGATGGATGTAAAATGAGTAAAAAGTGGTTGAAGGCAGCAGGAGTAAGAGCTTTAAAAACTATGGCGCAAACAGCAGGAGCGACAATAGGAACATCAATGGTACTGAGCGAAGTTGATTGGGTGGCTGTTGCATCGGCATCAATACTTGCGGGAATTTTGTCTTTGCTCACATCCTTAGCAGGATTGCCGGAAGTTAAGGAGGTATAAGAAATGGCAATAAAAATCGGACATGCCTCTATCGACGAAAACGGCAAAATTGCAGGCGGAAAAGTCGGGGACCAGACCGGCAAAGAAATATGTATCCGGGAATGGTATAGCAAACCATGGAACGTATACTTAGAATGCACAGATAAGACTTTAGCAAACAAGGCAGCAGAATGGATGGAAAGGATTTGCCAGAACGACAATTTTGGGTATGATCAGAACGAACGATGGACCGGATATAATTCTATTAAAAAGAATGGTTTTGAAAAAGCCTGCGGAGAGTTTGATTGTTCATCATTGGTAATTACTTGTTACATACTTGCAGACCTTGATATGTCACCAGACGGCTATACAGGGAACTTAAGAAGCAAACTTCTACGAACAGGAAAATTTGTAGAGTATACTGACTCATCCCATTTGTTATCGGATAAATTAGCTAAACGGGGTGGCATTTATCTTAAAGAAGGATCCCATGTCGTTATGGCGTTGGAGGACGGGGATACCTATTATATTCCGGGAAAAGCAATCACTCCGGATTCGCCAAAACGGGATATAAAATGGGCCCAGGAAAAATTAAATACTGTTTTAATAAAGATATACGGTTCGATAAAAGATATTATCCCTTTGGCTGTAGATGGCGACTACGGTCCAAAAACCAGAATTGCAACTTTGATGTATTGGAACGCCTTGGGCTGGAATAAAGATATGGCCGATGATGGGAAAAAGATAGGAACGGCCACAAGACAGGCTCTGGCAGCTGGCCGAACTAAATAGCATCAAAGAGGCGGGTACTTGGTTTTGCCAGACCCGCCTTATTTTTTGAGTTTTTATTTTGTGAAATCATAGTCGTCAATATTTGGAATCCATTTAAAATCACTTATTTTAGATGTTTTATATGCGTACACATCACCCGAGTCGTCATAGTTACACCATGATAAAAAACGAATGCTATTATATCCTACTTTCAAAGTTGGATATTCATACCACGATTGGCAATATCCGCCCATAGCTTTTTTGCCTGGGAAAAAGGCTATAAAATCATTATATATACTCTTCTGTATATCCTTTAATTTGTTTATGGTTTTATCTTTGTCGGAAGAACTATATGACGATGAATATTCTATATCATATGGCGATAAACCTTCCCATTCTGTTGTAATGTAGAAATCGTATGCAAATACTTCAGATTTATTTTCAGATACTCGATGCTTAAATTGAATTTTACCCATAGGAGTATTAATTGAAGAGTAGGTGCTGTTTAAATAATCTTCAAAATCCGCCGATGTTGTGATAGATGATTTAGATGTATCTTTATTACTATCAACTACAGTAACCACACATGTATATTTTTTGCTATCTACAGTAGCGGTAATTGTAGCTTGTCCTTCAGATACTGCAGTTACTAAGCCGTTTTTATCAACAGTGGCAACAGATTTATTGTTTGATTTCCATGTTGCTTTGCTTTTGGTTCCTGTGATTTTAAGTTTCAATGTTGCATCAACTTCTAGGGTTGCTTTCTTTTTGCTTATTTTAACTGCAGCTTCAGCAGGACGAGGAGTTGTTATAACTAAAGCCAGTATAAACGCTATAAATAGAGATATTATCTTTTTCATAATAACCTCCTTTGTTATATTTCTGCTATTCCATTATATCCCATATCTAACATATTTGTAAATAAAAATACCCCATACGCCAATTTATTAAACGCATGGGGTTTCTGAGAGATTGTTTTTAAATTATTATAATAAGCAATATAAAATTTTACAAAATGTTTATTATATTAATAAGTATTTAAATAGGAAGAAAAACATTAATAAACATGTATGTAAATTATAAACACGGATGAATCCTTGCTCGTGCGGATATTATCCTGACCGGAACAAATGTAATTGTTCCATTCCTATGGTAAAACGCTATTTGGGCAAAATATCAAAACCTATGTTGGACAGGTTTGATATTTGCATAGAAGCAATGAATATTGATTTTAAGGAACTGCAGACAAAGAGTAAGGAAGAAAGTTCGGCAAAAATAAGGGAGCGGATTAATAAAGCTCATCAGATACAGGCAGAAAGATATAAAGACTGTAATATACGCTACAATTCCCAACTGACTCCAAAAACCATAAAGAAGTTCTGCAAACTAGAATCGAAAGAACAGACTCTGTTAGAAAAAGCTTTTATTAAGATGAATCTGTCTGCAAGAGCATACCACAGAATATTAAAGGTGGCCCGTACCATTGCCGACCTGGATAACAGCGAAAAGATTACCGTCAAACATCTTAGCGAGGCAATCTGCTACAGGAGCCTGGACGATAAATACTGGTAG